CAGGGAATCTCGTGGAAAATACATACTATATGACAAATCTGGAAAAGTTGTTATAATCACACGCGAAAAAAGAATAGCGATTGCGTATGCGAGGGCTTTAAAATGACAGAGTTTGATAAAGTAGATTTAAATAACAACGGCGTTATAGAAAAAGCGGAGTGGAATAAAATAGCTTTAGAAGACCGTCGTTTGGAAATGATTGACCGGGATCTCAAGCGCAATGCAGAGCGTCGTTTTACAGGTTTTGCTTTGATGGGAATGTTGATCTACCCGTTTATAATACTGCTTGCTTCTGTCCTTGGATTTGACAAAGCGGCAAGTTTAATAACAGATATAGCAAGTGTGTACGTCATAGCCGCTTCTGGGGTGGTTGCTGCTTTTATGGGGTTCAATGCTTACAGTGCAAAGGCTGAGAGCAAGAAGACCAGTATACAGATGGAGGAAAATTAATGTTACAATCTATAATTGGACCGATAGCGGGTTTAGCAGGAAGTTGGCTTGATGCTAAAACGCAGGCTCAGACCGCGAATGCTAAACTAAAACTTACTGAGGCAGAAGCTAAAGCTAAGATAATGCTCAGTAAAGAAACAAGTGTTGCAGATTGGGAACGCATTATGGCGCAAGGCTCTCAATCGAGTTGGAAGGACGAGTGGTTCGTTATTGTCCTGTCTATCCCACTTGTTTTGGCGTTTGTTCCAGGCACTGAGGGTTGGGTAGATAGCGGTTTTGAGCAGCTTTCCAAAGCGCCGGACTGGTATTTTTACAGCTTGGGTATAGCAATCTCTGCATCGTTTGGTGTCAGAGGCGTACAGAAATTCTTTAAGAGGTAGTTATGAAGTATATGAAAGACATCGTGGTATTAGTACTTGCCGTAGGACTCATGGGTATACTTGGTTTAATTGTTTATGATGAGTTTAAAATGGCAAATGAGCACGGCGGAGAGCTTGATGAAAACATTATAGGTTTACTACAAATGAGTATGACAGGCGTAATAGGCGTTGTTGGGGGCTATATAGGAGGCAAGTCCAATGGCTGATATGAAAATACCTGTCGCTCTAGTATTTGCTATGGCGGTGCAATTAGTTGGTTTGGTGTGGTATATTAGCAACATCGTTCACGACATAGAACATCTTCAAGGCCAAGTGTCCGCGCAACAAGATATTGTTAATTTGTTGAATGATGATGTAAATGATCTTTGGGTATTCTGTACTTTTACTGAAAACAAATGGGCAGAAGCCTACATAGACGATATGGTGTATGAACGTGTTTGTGGAACAAAAGAGGTTGTACAACAATGACTTTAAGTAAAAGAAAAAAAGCTACTGTAAAGAAAGTTATAAAGGGTTTGAGCAAAGCCTCAAAGACTCATGCTAATCAAGCTAAAAAACTAAAGAAAGTTTTGAAAGGTAGGAAGTAATGAGTGAAGCATTAAAAACATTACAGGAAAAAATAGGATCTTCACCTGACGGTGCGTTTGGTCCCAATACTGCAAAGAAGATCTGTGACCACTACGCTTTAAATCCAGAGCGTGGAGCGCACTTTCTCGGGCAGCTTGTACACGAGAGTGGCACGTTTCGTTATACACAAGAGAACTTAAACTATAGCAAAGAATCTATACTGGGGGTGTTTGGAAAATACTTTAAGTCTGAAAGTGATGCCGAAAGCTGTGCTCGTAACCCGCAAGCTCTGGCTGATCGTGTGTACGGTGACAGGATGGGCAATGATGGACAGGGGTATCTGTGGCGAGGACGCGGATTTTTACAATGCACTGGCAAAAATAACTACTCTCAGTTTGCGGCGGATATGGATTTGCCTGAAGTAATGGACGATCCTGACTTAGTTGCCACTAAATTTCCTATGGAATCGGCTATCTGGTTCTTTCACAGGAATAAGCTCTGGGACATATGTGATAAAGGGGTTGATGACGAAACCATCAAAACGATCACTAAAAGAGTTAATGGTGGCTATAATGGTTTGAAGCATCGTAGAGAAGAAACAAATAAAATATATAAATGGTTAAGTTAGAGGAAAATAAGATGGCAATGCCTACTAAAAAAGAAACTTTTAAGTTTGTTGATGTAAGTCCCCCCGAAGCAGCTGATCAATTGCTAGTGCCAAAAGAAAAAAAGGTAACAAAACCAAAACGTCGTCCGCTTACAAAGTCTCTTAAACCGAAACAAAGACCTGGTGATGTCAGGGACAACGCTAATCGAGGAAAAACATTTTAATGGATCTTGTTGACTTATCAAAATATCTATATAAAAAATTAGAAGAGCGCGAACAAAATCTTGCGAGTGCTCTTTCTCACGGTTCTGTTCAGAACTGGGAGCAGTACAAAATGGCGGTAGGAGAGATACGGGGACTCTCTTTTGCTCGAGAAGAAATCAAGTCCCTGCTGGAGAAAAACGTAGACGATGTCGAAGACCTTATATCTTCCTGAACATCTTGCGCAGAAAGTAAACAAAGAAAAGAAAGAGGTTAAGTCCTCTGACTCTTTGAATAGCGCATATGTTGACGCTAATGAACGGGTGCTAGACCCGTCCCTCTTAGACAAACCGTTACTTGAAAGACTCCCGCAACCAACAGGTTGGCGGATTTTAGTTATGCCGTATCAGGGTAAAACTAAAACTTCGAGTGGCTTATATATTCCTGATGAAGTGAGAGAGCGTGAGTCCGTAGCTACGACTGTAGCATACGTGATGAAGGTTGGACCATTGGCTTACAAAGATCCAAATAAGTTTGGACCTGAAGGTGAACCGTGGTGCAAGGAGGGTCAATGGGTTTGCATTGGTCGTTACTCTGGTTCTCGATTCAAGATTGATGGCGGGGAGGTTCGTATAATCAATGATGATGAAGTTATTGCTACGATCCTTGAGCCTGATGATGTTAAACAAGTATAAGGGGATAAGTCATGGCAGAAGAAAATGAAATAGCAGAAGAAGTTATAATAGAAGACCCTGAAGAGGGATCTCCGAAGGAAGAAAAGGTAGAGGCTTCAACGGAAGATAAAATAGAGGTAGTAACGGAAGAGGAACCTCAAGAAGGTGAGAAATCTGAGGAAAATGAATTAGACTCTTATAGTAAGGGTGTTCAAAGTCGTATTAAAAAACTTACTGAAAAGTATCGACAAGAAGAACGCGATAAAGCTGAAGCCGTTCGTTTATCTCAACAGCTTATTGAAGAGAATAAAAAACTTAAAACAAGAGTTAAGTCGTTAGATACAGGTTATCTTAACGAGTATAGCAATAGGTTAGATTCTCAGTCTATTACTGCTAAACAAATGTACAAAGAGGCCTATGAGGCGGGTGATGCGGATAAAATAGTAGAGGCTCAAGAACTTATATCAAAAATAGCTGTAGAGAAACAAAGATACGAGTCTGTTAAATCTAAAGTTGCACAAGAAGCTAAAGTGCAAACACAGAAACAAGAACCAACGCCAACGCCAACGCCTCAAGTTGCACCACAGCCCCAGGCAAAACCAGACCCAAGAGCACAAAACTGGGCTGAGAAGAATACGTGGTTTGGAGAAGATAGGATCATGACTTCTGCGGCGTTTACGATTCATCAACAACTTGTCGAAGAAGAAGGGTTTGACCCGCAGACCGATGAGTACTATACTGAAGTTGATAGCCGTATTCGGAATGAGTTTCCACACAAGTTTCAAACGGCTAAGAAATCGGGTGGAGCACAGGTCGCCGCTGCTGCTTCAGCATCCCGCAGTACAGCAAAATCAGGGCGCAGGTCGGTCAAGTTAAGTCATTCGCAAGTTGCGATAGCAAAAAAACTAGGCGTACCTCTTGAAGAATACGCTAAGTTTGTAAAGGATTAATAACATGACAGATGATGTAAGAACTTCTCGTAAGAGTAACACCCGCGATAAAGAAGCGCGTAGAAAACCTTGGGCACCGCCCAGTCACCTTGAAGCACCAGAAGCCCCAACAGGTTTTGTGCATCGGTGGATACGAATTGCAATGCGTGGTGAGGAGGACAAGATGAACGTCCATGCCAAACTACGTGAAGGATGGGAACCCGTTCGAGCAGATGAATATCCACACTATGAAGCTCCTGTCATTGATGATGGCAAATATCAAGGAGTGATTGGACAAGGCGGACTGATGTTGTGCCGTATACCTGAAGAGACAGCGCATGAAAGAAACGAGTACTACGGGGGCCGGACCCGCGAACAAATGACTGCTGTGGATCAGGACTTGATGAAGGAACAACATCCTTCAATGCCGATTACTAATAATCGGCAAAGTCGTGTAACCTTCGGAGGTTCCAAGAGGGACTCCGATTAACATAAAGGATTGCTACTATGGCAAACTCAAACGGTGCATTCGGACTTCGTCCGATTGGAGTAGTCGGTCAGGCTACTAACACCACGGGTGCGACCGAGTATCGTATAGCAGCCGGAAATACAAACACGATCTTTCAAGGCTCACCTGTTATCCCGCTATCAACTGGTTTTATTGACAAAGTTGGCGCGGCTGCGGGTGGCACTGTAGGTCTCGTAGGTGTTTTCTGGGGCTGTGAATACGTTTCGTCCACCACTGGTGAAACTATATTCGCTAACAACTGGCCCGGCTCTGGCGCGGACACTAATCATCCCGTCAAAGCTTTCGTGTATGACAACCCAATGCAAACATTCGTCATCTGTTCAGACGCTTCGCTAACTAGCGCAGCAACTGCACAAGGACATGTGTTCGCAAACGCAAATTTTGCAGATGGTGCAGCCGGAGTTTCTTCGACTGGTATCTCCTCCGCAAAGTTGGGTGTTAGCACAATCGCAACCACTGCAAACTTAAATCTGAGAATTATGGGTTATCAAGATGATCCTGAAAACTCAGACTATACTGCGGCGGGTATCCCTGTAATTGTTCGTTTAAACAACTCCTTCAATTCCGCCAATGGCGCGATTGCAGGCGGTACTGTTTCAACGACTGGCGTATAAGGAGACTGACAAATGGCTATATCTCGCGCACAACTAGCGAAAGAGTTGGAACCAGGTCTCAACGCCTTGTTTGGTATGGAGTACGATAGGTACGAAAACCAACATGCAGAGATCTACACCACAGAAACTTCAGATCGAGCATTTGAAGAAGAAGTGATGTTATCCGGCTTCGGAGCGGCACCGACTAAATCAGAAGGTGGCGCAGTAAACTTTGACGACGCTAACGAAGCATACACTGCTCGTTACAACCACGAAACAGTAGCGTTGGCATTCTCAATCACTGAGGAAGCTATCGAAGACAATCTCTATGATCGTCTTGGTTCACGTTATACTCGTGCGTTGGCTCGTTCAATGGCACACTCAAAGCAAGTTAAAGCTGCATCTGTATTGAACACAGCGTTCATAGGTGGTGCTACTGCGGGTGGTGATGGTGTTGCACTCTGTGCGACTAACCACCCTCTAACTTCTGGGGGTACATTTGCCAATGAACCTGCAACTGCTGCTGATTTAAACGAAACATCTCTTGAAGATGCTTTGATTAATATCGCAGGATTTGTTGACGAGCGTGGTTTAAAAGTTGCTTTACGTGGCATGAAGTTACTTATCCCAAGACAACTGCAATTCGTTGCAGAGCGTCTGATGGTATCTAACCTTCGTGTTGGTACAGCGGACAATGATACAAACGCACTAAGATCAATGGGTATGTTGCCTAACGGTTATGCCGTTAACGACTTCCTAACTGATCCTGATGCGTTCTTTATCATGACTGATGCTCCTCGTGGAATGATCCACTTTGAGCGTACCGCGCTATCCACAAACATGGAAGCAGACTTCGATACAGGTAACATGCGTTACAAGGCTCGTGAACGTTACAGCTTTGGGTTCTCAGACCCACGTTGTATCTTTGGTTCACCTGGAGCGTAAACTGTGATATAAGGAGGTATTACCTCCATTTTGATTGGGGCAGCTTCGGTTGCCCCTTTCTTTTTGTTTAAAAGTAAGTTACTCTATTTTTATCCCTGACAGTCACATGGTGTGGCTGACTAACCCTAGACAGGAGATCAACATGGGTACGACAACTTTTTCAGGTCCGATTCGGGCAGGTAATATTAGAAACACAACGGGTACTGTCGTTGGAACAGACATAGCAAACGTCGGCTATGTTGTAATGACTCAACAACATGTAATGGATATATCTGGCGGTGCTGTTGCAGCAGAAGCTACAAATATAGTAATTCCCGCTAACTCAAAAATCGTAAATATAATTATTGATTTAGAAGTAGCTGCTAACACCACAACAAATATTAGTGTTGGTGATACTGTAGGCGGTGCAGCAACACTGATTAATGCTGTTGCTTCTGGAACCACTGTAGGTATTAAAGCATTAGGTGCTTCTGGTGGTGGTACACTTACATGGAAGAACACTGGTACATCCGATTTAAAATTAACAGCTACCTCAAGCGCAGGTACGAATGCGGGATCAGTTGTTATAACAGTAATGTATGCTCAGGCTTTTAATACTGCTGTTCAACCTTAATAGGAGATAGACATGGCAGGACA